TGCATAGCCATTTGAGCAGCCATCTGTTGTGATTGCTGATTAATCTGAGCTTGCATTTGTTGCTCTGCTACTTTTGCTTCTTGGAGTCTTTGCTCTTTTCTTTTACGTCTAAGTTTTAGCATCTGATTAGCTAACTTGACGTTCTTTATTTCTCTTATATCAATAGCATCTTCTAAGTCAATACTATCTCTACTTAGTGCTATCTGTATATTAGCTTCTAACTTCTCTCTTTCTTCAGCATCAGGCGATACTTCTATAAATATTCCGAAGTCATGTAAGTACAAGTGACTTATCTCATCTAGTAAGTCTACATTGTTCTTACCTATTTGTGTAACAAACTCCTCACGATGAGGTGCGTGCTCTATTATGTCAGATATTCTAAGAGATACTGCCTCAGCTAAGTCTCTAGTCATATCTAGTCCTGCGTCTAGTATGTGCCTAGTGGCTGTGTTTGAGTTTAAAGCTGCTATCTTTTGAAGACCTACTAATGAATTAGGGTCAGGAGAACTTCCATCTCTAGCCTCATTAAGCCCTGTCACGTCTCTAATCATGTTTAGATAGTGATTATAAAGACTTATAAGTGTAGATATTTTAGTGTTACCTGAGCTTTTATTAAGTTCTTGTATTGGTACTTTAGCGTTGTTGAACTCGTTATCCTCATTGAACGACCTACCTACAACACTACCTGTTTGGAAGTAAAGCTTAAGTGCTTCTGAAGGGTTATATTCCTGCCCATTACCTAAGTCAATAGAGTGCAATCCATCTGCGTCTATATAGACCCCATCAGGAACAACTCTAGATGATACTTGTTGTAGCTTTAAGTGTGTTAGCTGTATCTGGTCAGCAAATGGTATCATTCTTTGAACCAAGGACTGTATAGAACCTTTGTACATTCTAGGAGCACAACCAACATAATTAGGTAGTGCTTTCTGTGAAGCTGACTTAGGTCTTACCATATTCTTAGATACCTCCCACTTCAACATGATATCAGAACCCATAACCTTAACACCCTCGTACCAAACCTCTATAGTTTTTTCGACAACCTCGAAGTTTTTTTCTTCTTGTACATCTTCGGGAGCATTGAAGTCACCCTCTCTCTCAATCATTCTACTACCACCTTCTTCTAGTATTCTCTTCTTATAAACGAACCTCTTGTCCATTTTATAATTGAAGAATAAAAGAGTAGCACTATCGCTACTGAACATAGTATTATGGTCTTGCTGACCTCTTTCGTATCTATCGTACCAAGCTTGATTGAACTGAGTTATTCTATCTATATCCTCGTCTTTTAACGTAGGGTCTATTTTTCTTAGCTCTGTCTTAGGAACGGTTTTAACCTCTCCCCAATAAAAACAATCCTTAAAGTTAGGGTCTTCCGTATAAGACCACACCATATCTGAAGGGTCAACATAGCTCATTTTTATCCCATCCCCTTTACGAAACTCCTGCTTAGCAAAAGCCACACCTAAAACAGTCTGGTCATAATCTGCTCTCTTCTTAAGGTCTTGGAACTTATTGTCTTGGAATATAGTATTTATAGCAGACTCGTTTGCTATTTCTATAGAGTCTTTATAGTCTAACTGCATTCTTAGAGTTAACTCTTGTTCACTTTCTGGAAGCTCGTAAGGGTCGTTACTGAAAGTGTTTATACCGAAATCGTCTTGAATTTGAAATAACAAATCCTTAGCGACCATCTCTGCTTCTATGTTCTCTTGGTACTTATTTCTTTTTTCTATAGATGTTGCATCTTGAGCTTTAGCTTTTACAGTAAAAAGCCTGTTGCTCATACCATTAACAACTATATCAACAAACTTTGGTATGACGTGAATATTAGTCCAATCTAAGTTAAGATGTGATAAGTCACCGTCAACAGCTATTTCATCTTTGTAGTTACCTACGCTTTGTTCTGCTCTAGCATACAGCCTTCTTCTATGAAACTCATTTCTTTGGCTGTAAAATTTAGAAGTAGAGCCTCCTTCGTAAAACCATTCATACTCAATAGCCCTACCTATTTGAGCTCCTGTTTCTGGGTTATCCTTCTCAGACTCAGGTATCTCATTGGAAGGAAAAAAAGCTTTTCCTATGTTAATATCTACTTCTTTCATTGTATAATTTTACTTCTTCCTCCTTTGTTGTCGTATTTCGCAAAGTTAACACTTATTTTATTCTTGGTTTTAGCCGATTTATAAAATGAAGCCATATTAGCCATAGCAGCTAAACTCGATGCGACAGTAATATCAAACTTTTCTCGATTATCTATGTCAAATTTAGCCCAATCTTCTAGCATTCTGTTAAAATAAACATCACCCATACTTCCTGCTTCTCTATATCTACCCTCCATATCTATACCTACATACTTTTCGATATATATTTCCAAAGCCTCAGACTGAGCTAACTTACTCTCTCCTGATGATGGTATTCCTCCTAGTTCCTTTTCTGTAGGTGATAACTTCCTAGAGTCAGGTCTGTTGATAGAGAAGTGCCTACACCCGTTGTTTTTTAAATAATATAGCATTCTAGGTTTATTATTCTCAAACAATCCTGCCATACCGTAGAACCACATCGCCTTCAATACTTCCTTATAAAATATCTCTGGCGTGCTTGGTCTTGCTATATACTGAAGAAAATAATGATTAGTTGGTGCATCCTCCATGTGATACTTAGTAAGTCCTGATAACGCACCCTTAGAACCTCCACCTCCTACAACTCCTTTTATATCATAGCTATCACAACCAAAAGAACCAATGTGATTATTTAATGGTCTGTAAGAACCGTTTATTTTTTCTACTCTATTCTGAAGTTCTCTTTTAGGAATCCAAGATACTAAGAAATTCCCTCTTATATCAGGAGAAAAATACACCTCCGTAAACTCTTCTCCATTAGCCCAATTAAAGTTACCTCTTGTAACCAACTGACTACTCATCATAGAGTCGTTGTAGTCTATCTGTTGGTATATCTTTGTTAGATTGTATAATGAGTTTTTTGCTTCATCTCTAAAGGCATGAGACTCTGTTCTTGGAAACTGTCTATAGTGTTCGTTTAGTGAGTCTGGGTCTGACCTTAATCCTTCTACCTCATTGTTCCAATGGTCTATAACCCCTTGCTCAATCATTAATCCGTCAACACCAAGAACTGGCTTCTCTGGGGTATAAAACACAGGGAAACCGTATCTGTCAATAAAACCTTCATAGTTCCATTCCATAGGAATAAATAAGCTGTAAAGACCTGTCTTCGTCTGACCGTTCTTATCTCTTTGTTCTACATTTGAGTTTTGGTATAGTTTTTTAAAATTCTCTCCACCCTTATTAGCAGAGTTACAAGTCGAACCCATCATACACTTACCTATGACCCTACGACCTACCTTTAAACAAGTCTTAGCTACACGCCAATGGTTGAGTATATTCTGTGGCTTCAATATCTTACCAGACTCATCCTCTACTAATAACTTAAGTTTTTGCCCGTCATAAGAGTTGTCATCTGTAGATTTCCAATCTATAGTAGTATTAAGACCTTCAACATCCTCATCACCGAAAGTGTCCATGTTCTTCTTGGTTATCCTAGAAGCTGGTACTCTGTATGATATCTCAGTTTTAGGCTTATCCATACCATCCTGAACAGGTTTAAAAAAGAAAGGATAATTCACAGATATAGGCACAACCTTACCTGTAAACATCTTTTTAGCATCTTGACCTGTTTTAGACATTATACCTAAGTCAGAGTCTTTAACAAGAGTTCCTATGTTAACTAATTCACTAGAAGCCATAAAAGAGAAACCTGAACGTCTGTTCTTTAGATAGACCATCCCATAGCATCTAGGGTCAGCCTTGCAAGCCTCCCAAAACAAATAAAATATTCTATTAGACTCTCTATACTCAGGATGCCCTACATCTATCTTTGTCCATTGAAGGTACATATAGTATGAACCTGTTATGTAAGTTGGCACACCATTGTTCATGAACCAAAAACCATACTCACGCCTATCAAATTCTTCTTCTATGTAAGATACCCATTGGCTTTTGAAGTTGTTGTCTGTTTTCTTCCATTGAAATATAGACTTTACTCTAGATATAGCTTTAGGCACATCGAAGGGTTGCCAATATTGGTCTTTTTGTTTTTTAGAATTAGAGTGTACTTTTTTAGGCACGTCAGGAAGTCCTATCCTGAGACCTGATATATTGTATATATCGCCTAAAGTTCCATCCTTAGATATAATGACAACGTCATACTTCTCATCATAACCATACTCCCAATTTTTTTTTAGTCTTATTCTTTTGGGTATATCATTATCTAAGAAATATAAGCTACTTGGCTCTTCGCTCTGCGAATGTTTCGTAGTTTTTTGGCTCACCCTGCTTAGCTTGTTCGTCTATTAAATTATTCTCCTCCTCTATCTTACTAAGTATTTCTAAAGCATCGAATATAGCTAGTTTTTTAGCTGCTGCTGCATTTTTTAGTTTGTCTGCACCAATACCCTCATCATCAACTATTATCTTCTCTCTAGCAACTTTTATAAGCTCTTTTACGGCTTGTTCCCCTGAGCTTATGATATCCTTTTTGATTTTAGTTACATTCATAGTACGGCTGTTATGTTCTTGGTAAACATTCTGTAAACTTTCTCACCTTCTATGTTAAAAGCATATTCACTGTCAGGCTCAAATATAACCTTGTCTTTAGGCTTAACACCTAAATCTAATAGTTCTTGATTTATGATGAATATCTCGCCTGTTAGTGGTTGCTCATTTAGAGATGTATATATCTCTTGCTCTTCATACTCTAAAGGCTTAACAAAGCAATATTTATCAAAGCAATGCCAACCTTTGTCATTTTTATAAGCAAAGAACTGAGTTTTGTCAACGAAAAAGGTGTTGTCTTTTAAAAAACTCCTACCACTTACCTCTCTGCCCTTCATGTCTAGCTGTATTCTAAACACGTTATGGTGTACAACAAGTATATCTCCAACTCTTATATCTCCCTTATAATTATGAGGAGTCTCTATAACTTTAGCGAACCTGTTAGTTGTTTTGTAATCCTCAAAGTCATTGCTTAGGAGCATTTCTTTATCTCCTATAGTTTTAACGTTATCATATCTATAACCGTTTAATGGTCCTACTATGAAGTAAAATGGGGATTTCATAAACTAAAAGTTAAGGTCTGCTTCTTGTATCACAGGCATATTGACTATCTTCTTCCATTCAAAAACGCCATCATCGCCTTTTACGAATATTTTATAGTCACCTGAGTCTAGCTCTTCAATATACTCTATAGTATAATTGCCTCCTACTACAGATTGCCCTGCGTAATAGTGCATCGCATTTTTATAGTCTGCCCCTACGGATAGTTTTCTAATTATCATGAATCTCTCCTGTTTCTGGGTCTATCTTAACATCTCCGTGCTTTTCCTTTATAGACTTAATATTTTCTGATAGCTGTAAATCTACTTGGTTTACAGAGTGTAATAACTCATGCTTACGACCTTCTAGAGATGCGATTTCGTAATAAATGTTACTCTTTTGTGTTTGAAGAGACTTAATACTCTCTAACTCTTTTTTTGTTATCTTTTTCATTGTATTTAATTTTATGTCACAAATATAGTTATTTTTTGTGAATTATTCCATATCGCCTTTGTCTTCTACTATTATTTCAGGTTCTACGATTAATTTTCCGTTTTCGTCTGTTGAGTTGCTTTCTAGTATTTGAGCATCTTTTCTCTCTCCTATTACTTGCCAAAATATTTCGTCTGTACAAGTTGGGTCTTCTGCTTCAACTGTTAATAAGTTACCTACTATTGAGCTTCTAACCCTTGTAAAACCACCCTCGTTTGTACAAAAACGTCTTACATTACCTACTAAGGCTTCAAAAGTACCCTCTGTCATATTAGACTCTCTGTCTATGTTTACAGTAGCTATGCCATCAACTAATTGCACCATACCCGAATAAATAAGGTCTGCTCTTGGTGCTTCAACTGATACGTGTACAAGTCTATGGGTATCTTTTTTAGAATTTAAAGGGTGGTCTATTATAAAGTTTTTGACTTGTGCTTGAAAAGTTCCATTATAATCCAAAACCCCATTTCCTAATAACCCTAGATTTTTACCAGCTACATCGTTTCTAATTGTTAAATTACTATTTGAAGGGGCTCCAAATCCTATATAAGCCTGTCTGGTTGAACCGTTGTTTTCTAAAAAAGATATATAACAAACATTAGAATTTCCACTATCTGAACCTCTTAACTTTAAAGGGTTTCCTCCTCCACCAGCTTTTAAACTTCCATTAACCTCCAACTTCTCACTAGGCGAAATAGTTCCTATACCTACGTTGCCATTTCCTCGTATAACCAGCCTACTACTTCCTTCAGTGCCGAAAATTAACAAACTTTCATTACTAGACAATCCTATAAAAGCGTTGTAAATCCCTCTGTTTAAAAGTATTTTATCAAATTTACCACCATCTATTTTTACAACACCATTAACCTCCAATTTCTCACTAGGCGAAGTAGTGCCTATGCCTACGTCGCCACCGTTAAAGAAACTATCACCATTAGCTTCTATTTTAACCGTTTGATTTGTAGAATCATCATAAAGAATTAGTCTGCCGTAATCGCTATTTGTTCTAGTTAGTGCCGCTCTTATAACTCCGTTTTTTGTAACACTTACACCGTTATTATAGCTTGTGCTTGAATTTCCTGACTCTATATTTAGGGGTGAAATTGGCGAAGTAGTGCCTATGCCTACGTTGCCAGTTGGTACTATTATATCTCCCTCAATGGTTATATCATTAGTTACCCCTACATCTCCTTTTACATCTAAATTGAAATTTGGGGTTTGGAAGTCTGATTGTGGGTTAATTATAACAGACCCTATACCTGCACTTGTACTATGTACTCCTAACCCCATAACTGTACTAGACCCATGGAAAGCTGAAAGGGTTAGGGCTGACTGTTGTTGTGAGGCATCAATTACTCTAGAATAAATACCATTCCATACAAATGGGTTATTCCCATTTATATTATTTGTTTTGAACTCTAATACACCCAAAGTATCTTGGTCTTCAGGTATTCCAGCGTTCCTATACAATACAAGGTCTGGGGCTGAACCTGCTCCTGTATCACTAGATTCTAATAGTATATTTTCTGAAGTGTTACTTGTTTTAGCGTAGATTGCAGGGTTTTGTGAATTAGATAAAGACCCTACTGTT